ATGGAATGGCGATTGGCTAGATTTGGTTTGGTCGCTCCATGGGTCAAAGAACTTAAAAAAGTTCATAACACTTACAATGCAAGAACGGAAACAGTTCACGAAAAGCCTAGTTTCAAAAATGCATGGAAGAAAAACCAATTCTGTTTAATCCCAGCTGATGTAATCTTTGAGCCAAAATATATAAATAATAAGCCTGAGTGGTGGGGAATTTATCGTAAAGATGCTATGCCTTTTACTATAGCTGGTATTTATGAATATGCTGTCGTAAACGGCGAAGAAATAAGATCTATGAGCATGCTCACAATTAACTCTGACCATCACCCTTTTATGAATCAATTTCACGCGCCCACTGATGAAAAGCGTTCTATTATTGTTATTCCTCCTAAATTAAGGAATGACTGGCTTCATTGTAAGCATGAGGAAGCAAATGACTTTTTCTTAGATATGCCAGCTGATGAATTCACCGCTCAACCCCGATCAGAACTGAAGAATTTCCGACCAAATACACTATAAGGAACGTCAACTTTTGACTTCTACTTGTTTATCCACATTTTTTTTAATTTGAATTTAAACGCTGCTCTAGCATATCATCTTGATTATGTAACGAAATCAAGGAGTAACTATGAGCATTATCCCCAATTCAATTATCGAAATTAAACCACATCTCAATGCTGGCAAGGTTTTGAGTGAGGTTGAATCCATAAAATTAGTTTCACCTACTACTTTTTTTTCAATACCTTTAGCTATAGAAAAAGTTTCAGCTGGTTTTCCCTCTCCTGCTCAAGATTATGTTGATCGAACTCTCGACATGAATGAGCACCTAATTAAAAATGAAGAAGCAACATTTATTGTTAGAGTGGCATCACTTTCGATGCTTAACGCTGGCATTGATATTGATGATGAGTTGATTGTTGATCGTAGTCTTGATGCTAAACACAACGATATTGTTGTTGCACTTATAGATAATGATTTTACTGTTAAACGCTTAATGATTGATGAAAATGAGCGTTGGTTAAAAGCTGAAAATCCAGATTATGATGATATTCATCTTCATGACGGGCAAGAACTAATAATTTGGGGCGTGGTTACCTATATTCTAAAAAATACAAGAAAAAAATCATGAGGCACGAAGATAAAGTCTTTTTTCTCATAGATGTAAATAACATGTATGTCTCATGTGAAAGAGTCTTTAATCCAAGCTTGAACAATAAGCCGGTCATCGTTTTATCAAATAATGATGGCTGCGCCGTTGCGCGCAGTAATGAAGCAAAAATCTTAAATATAAAAATGGGTGTGCCATTATTCCAAATCAGAGAAGTCGTACAAACGCACAATGTAATTGTTCTCTCTAGTAATTATGAACTTTACGCTGAAATGTCGCGCAGATTTCATAAAATTCTTGCATCGTATGTAACTGATGAAGATGTTGAGAAATATTCAATAGATGAGTGTTTTGTTGATTTTTCAGCTTATGAAAAAAATTTTGACCTAGAAAAGGTCGCTCAAGATATGCGCTTAAAAATATGGAAATGGCTTGGATTACCTGTGTGCGTTGGAATCGGTAGAAGCAAAACAGAATCGAAGATTGCTAACCATATAGCTAAGAAAAATCAATCGTTTAATGGCGTTTGCGATTTAGTAAACATGGATCCGTGCAACAAAGAATATTTCTTCGCGCAGATAGATGTTTCTGAGGTTTGGGGAGTTGGCCGTAAGCATGCTAAAAAGCTTCAATCAATGGAAATTAACACTGTATTAGATCTCGCATGTAGTGAACCCAGAGAGATGCAAAGAAGATTTTCTATTGTGATGGCTCGTACTATTAATGAGCTGCAAGGCATCTCTTGCCTTGAAATTGAAGACACCCCACCCTCTAAAAAGCAAATTATTAAGTCATGTTCTTTTGGTGCAAAAGTTACCGAACTTATTGACCTTCAAGAAGCGATAGCGATGCATGCTCAAGAAGCTTGTAAGAGATTGAGAGATGATGAGTCATTATGCGGCTGTCTAATTGTTTTTGTTCAATCTAGTCCTTTTGATGAAAATGTACCTTTCTATAACAAGTCAATAACCGGCTCATTTTCACAGCCAACAGATTGTGCATTAGATTTCGTAAAAGCTGCAACAAAGATGGTATCTCACATTTTTAAAGAAGGTATTAAGTATAAAAAATGTGGGGTCATACTAACTGGGCTAGAACCAAAAGTTGGACACACTTATGACCTTCTCACGGATTTTGAAGCTATAGAAAAAAAAGAACAATTGATGAAAGCACTGGATAACGTTCACAACAAATTTGGAAAGAAAAAACTCGGTATAAGTACGTGTTATGTACCAGGACGGAACTGGTCTATGTCGCGGGATAAATTAAGCAGAAATCCTTTTTTGTGGGACGAACTGTTGACTATTAATAACTAATTTAATATTAAAGAATTACTTAAAATTTTAAAAACTCTATTCTCTATCCCAGCAATATCGAGAAAATCTATGGAAATCAAAAAAATCTTCAATTTGATAAGTCAAAAAATGATGGCTGAATTTTATATTTCTGCTGAATTTAATCATCATGGTGTTAAAGGTGATTATAGAGAAGATGCTTTAAAAAATTTTTTAGAAAATGGCAAACTTCCTAAACAATATAAATTAGGAAATGGAGAAATCATTAGTTCATATAGCCAAACTTCAAAGCAAACAGATTTAATTGTCTATGACAACAACAAGAGTATTATATTTCAAGCATCAGATAGTATTCAGATCTATCCAATTGAAACTATTTACGGAATTATTGAAATAAAATCAAAGTTAAGTAAACAAAAACTTAATGAAGGCTTAGAAAATATCAAATCTTTAAAACAAATACATTCACCTTCTTTTATTTCTAAAAAACTAGGGCCAACTTCCACAGTCACATATGGCAATACACCGCCTTTTGGGGTGATCTTTGCGTATGATCTTGGAGGTAATAGTCTTGATTCCCTCGAAGAAAACCTAAGAGAATGGTGCTCTAAGAACCCTGCTTCTGTATGGCCTAATATGATTTGTGTTTTAAATCAGGGGTTAATTTTATTTAGAGAAGGCTTAAAAGACAGACTACATTCTAATGAGATAACGGATGAATGCACAACGATTGGTCTGCATTTCAAGGAGGATTCTTTATTTGAATTTACATCAAGATTAATTTCCCTATGTAGTACAAGAAAGGTCGAGGTATTTGATATAAGCCAATATTCTGATATTGGACTAATTGTAGATGGATTAAGAGTAAAAGGTGTTAGAAGATGGAAACATAAAGATGACCCAAGCAAACAATTTTGCTTGAAACAAGAATTTATTAAAAAAGTATATTCAGAATGTAAAGAACAAATTTCAAGTAAAGAATTATTGATTAAGCGTCTTGGTAATATTTCTGGACTAGAGCAGCTTTATCAAGATACTAATGGATTAGTCTATTTATATAACCCTGAAAATTATAAAGGAATGGCGGATATCCTATCTACTCCTACCCAAAGTAGTGAAAGCATAATTGAAAGGTTACAAAATGAGAAAAATATAGCTAATGGTTTCTTTATGTATATAAATGAGGTTCCTTATTTTGTACCTTATATTTACGTAACGGATGAAGATTTAGAATAGTTATATCTTCCTACCAAAATACCAATCACTGGAATACATTAATAAACTAATTAAAAAGAAGATTTTTTAAATTTAACTTATGATGAACTCGTCGAGATTATTAGTAAGGCTCGGATGACGGGTCTACAGATGATTTCTATTTTAGGAACAGTTGGTGATTAATGAAACATAGGAAAGTAACTTTATCAGCAGTTTTATTATGGGGCGTAGTTGCTTATGCACTTGCACTTCTTACATATTGTACAATGAAGAGTGTATTAAGTGCTTCAGCAGATAATATTTCTGCTTTTGGCTCTATACTTGGGGCATGTGGTGCATTCTTTGCTGCTTTTGTAGCAACATATTTATTCAATGATTGGAGACTTCAAGCCTCTTTTGATTTAAAAAAACAACATGTAAATGAAATTAGTTATTTATTAGCCCAAAGTTATGACGAACTTCATAAAATGGAAGAAATACTAGAAAATTTGAAAAATGTGAAAGACTATAAAATACTTTATGAAAAATATTATTCATTTAAAGCAAATGATTTAAGAGATGAGTTTTATAGCAAACAACTGAATGTTAAAATGCTTGATAGACTTAATAAAAGTCAAAATGAAATATTTGTTGTTTATGCAAAATACCAGAACCATCTTGTATATTTAGTAGATAACTTTAATCGCATTCAAAAATCATATATTCGATATTATGATAAATTTAATAGCGAAATGGGTAATGCCGAGCGTATACTTATGTTGAATAAGGGGTCATTCCCAAAGTATATACTTCCAAGTGAAAAAAATGCTGAAGAGGTCGGTCTTTTAAATACGCATATCTATCTTCCTATACAATTTGAGAAAGAAGATATATCTTATACTTTTAATAATATATTTGAGTTAATAAAAAAGCTAAGTGAAATATATAAAGATCTTGAAGCTAAAGTTCTTGACTCAATTGACCTTACAAAAAATGATTAGCCCTCGTCAAATGGCTTTTAAACGAATACCTACACTCAAAATGAGGAAATTCATTGATAGTATAAATGATGAAGCTCTAAAAGCCTCTTTAAAAACAGTCTACGATGCAGAAATAAATAATTAATAAAAAAGCCCTGAATATTCAGGGCTTTTTTTAAAGTGCTTTAACGCAAATAGATACGTTTACGTTGCTATTTATTGTATGGGCCGTACAGCCACATAAAAGAAAGCTCAGTAACAGTAACTTCATTAGGCTTCCAAAACCCTAGTAGCTGTTACGCCTTTTAATTGTGGCAATGTATAACGCTTACTTGCTGGTTGAGGAGTACGTCCATACCAACGGAACTCTTGGAAATCTGAATCACTATAGAGTGCGTAACACACTTTATTTGATTGATTACCACCAAGACAAACAAGTTTTCCAGTGGTCTTATCACGTCCTACGACAAAACAAACATGGCCTCCACCTTTACGGGTTTTAATAGCAACACAACCATAAGCAGGTTTTGTTAGTTTTGCGCCGTAATTCACGTAATCCAATGCACGGTACCAATGCTTAGGATAAGCAATTCCTGCTGCTTTCAAGCAATGAGCAACAAAAGTTCCACACCACGCAGTTTCATCATCCGCCCACCAAGCTTTAAGCTCTTTTAACCATTTCAAAATAGTTGGATTGTGCTGTTTACCTGGTATTTCTTGCAGACCAATATGTTTTTTTGCTTCAGCTATCCAAGCTAATTCATCAAGCTTTGTCGGTGTAGGAATATTCATTAAAGTGTTGATTCCTACTAACTGGCCTGTTAGTTGAGGGCCATTAAGTCGCGGCTGAGAAATTTTCTTACCGATCCATGAAAGACCAAGCATTAAAGTACCAGTTACAAATGCATGATACTTTTCAGGGATAACCTCATAATCAACACCCCATTGAAGTGCTGGCAACAAAATTAGCATGATGAATGCACCAATTGTCGGTAGCTTGACAGAAAGGTACTGCCAAGCATTATTTTCAATAAACTTCATTCATCTTTCCTTTTTCGTAAACTATCTTGCTCTAAGACTTTGATTCGTAACTCGCTTTCTTTTTCACGTAATTCACTTTCTTTACGTTCTCTGCGATCACGTCTCCACTGAAAAATGAAACTAATGAATAGGCCAACAACAGCCACAATTGCACCTGTATAGCTCAACCAATTAATTGAAGTTAAAGAACCAAAAGCACTTGCTAAACCACTCCAGAAAGTAGTTTTATTAGCAAAAGTTGTGACAGTGACTTCAATTGCCTGATGATCAGACATGACCTATTCCCCACGTTTCATTTGTGGTTATTTTTGCAAGTGTTGTTGTTCTAATTGGAGTAAGGTTCCAAACACAAAGCACGAAAAAAAAGCCCGAATTATTCAGACTTTTCTATGTGCAAACTATCTGCCTCTACTTGCTAGGGCATTTAATCCCTTAATGACTTCTTGACCTAATTTTAAGAATACGTTGTGACGTTCAATTTCGTTTTCTAAATACTTCTTGCGGTTTTCCCATGCTGATGAATTGAAGTAAGTACTTTCAAAACTCAAAGGCATTTTTAAAGCATCTGATAAAGGCATTGGGCAGTTTTCAGAAATACTACTTGCAGTATCAAGCAAAAGATCGGTCCAACTCTTTGATGATTCCTGTAAAGACGGAAGCGGTGCGAAATCGTGCAGGCGCGTCATCTGCACCTCTTTCCACTAAAATACCGTGGTTATCAACGCTTAACCGTAAATGAGTAAATAACTCATTGTTTAAATTATTAAAGTCTTGATAGCACAAATCAAAATCACTAGCTGGCATTTTCTTAATGAAATCTAGCCGCTGCTTAAATTGTTCTTCAAATAATTGAGGGTTTGTTCTATCCGGCAATAAAGCTAAGTGTTCATGATTAGAATAACTCAACTGAAAAGCCATCATGCAGGCAATCCATTCAGCGACGTTCTTACAATTTGCCTCTAAGAACTCCACTTCCATTCCAATAAGCTGTCTAACTGTAATTCCATTTTGAGTAGTTTCAGTTTTCCAATTATTTTCTGATTGAAGGAAAACTTTAGACCAGTCAGTGTTCACCTCCAACATAGTATTACTTTGTTTTTCAAGATATTTAAGCAGCAATAAATACCGTTCCTGAATTGATAAAAGTAAAGGATCCACATTGTCTAATGCTGATTTCAGAAAAGCTGAAAGTCTTTTTTCATTAAAATTTGGAGCAATGATAGATATTTTGAGACATTGCTCAAAACTAAGCTCTTGCATTTGGTAGGTATTTTCACCAACGTACACAGGATCAAAAGTAATCATTAGTTGCCTCCATATAATGAGTAAATATCCTTTGAGTCCCATGCAGTTCGACTCATTAAACTAATATTGACAGCTAAACTTAACCGGTTACCTTTTTCATCAATTGGCGCGACTATTGGTGCTGAAACACTTTCAAGAATAAAGGGTTTATAAGTTTTGCCATGAGTAGTGAGAGATACGAAAGGTGGGATAACCCCTGAAAACAAGCCTTCTAAGATTGTATTTGAATCATTAACGACATTTTGCAGCGTAGAATCAGACGATAATGATACTGGTACGCTCCAAGCCTCCAACTGCATGATCTTGTCTTCAACTTCGGATTTTGCATCACTAAAGGCCAAGAAAAAGATTGATAAATTAAGACGTACTGATGATGTAGATAGGAATACTTGAGTTGTATTCACTTTAGTTAAATTTGTTCGCCCTTCAACGCTCTTAAGTGCATTTTCAGCCGTTGCTAAAGGTCCTGATGCCATATCACTTAATGCTGAAATGAATGGTGAATTCTCACCTAACGTTGCTGCAGCTTGAAGCATTTGCCCAGTTTGCAAGTTAGCCATCAACATTGGCATCTTTAGTTCTGGATTGCTATTTTCAAATGGAGTTTGCCATTGGCTCTCAATACTTTTATCACCGTCAGTCAACAAAGCACGAATTACTGGTGAGGCTACTGGGTTACCATCTTTATCACAAAGTGAGAATTCAGCATATTTATGCTTTGAAATTGAGCCATAGAAAGGATCTGATTCAGTACTGGGCAACTTTGTTTTAGCTGTATTAACAGCTGGTGCATATGCTAAAGCTTTGGACATGTTTAAGTACTAATTCATAACAAATAAGCTATTATTAAATAAAAAATATGGACACTTATTAGCTTAGTTCCAGCATTAAAAACTGATAAGAAAGTATTGAAAATACAATAATTACTAATTTTAATATCAAGTTGATTGTGAGCAATTTTTTAGTATGATGGAAATGCGAATATTTATTTATGCTATTGTTTGAGAAATAAAAAATGTTAGATTTATTCACCCCAATTGTTGAGTCTGAAAAACAACATTATATTTTTAAAATTTTATCAAATGAAACAATGTATGCTGAAAGGAATGTAATATTAGATTGGGCTGATGGATTTGTAGATAGAGATAATAAATTTGTAAAAGAATTCCAAACTACTTTTGAATCTTCTTTGATGGAATTATATCTAAATAAAATCCTGAAATCAGAAAATATTGATATAGACTATAAACATAATGCACCTGACTTTGTGTGCAACAAAAATGGTTCATCTTTTTGTATTGAAGCGACTATTGCAAATCCTGAAAAAGATGGGCAGCCAGCCTATGGTTTTACAGAAGACTATTTAAATTTTGATATTGACTTTAAAGAGTTCAATAGGAAATCAATTATTAGAATTGCTAATTCTATTGTCACTAAATCTCAAAAATATACAAGATCTTATTGTAAATACCCGCATGTAATCGGTAAACCTTTTATTTTAGGTCTTAATTCCTTTGATCGTCCTCATTCCCATTTTATAGGACACCGCGGTTTAATGGCAGTCCTCTATGGAATTTATTTTAATGAAGAAAGGGCTGTTTCAGAAGAACTTTCCTATATTCCAAGAGAAAGAATGGATTTTATTGAGAAAGATAATGGAGCATCAATTCAACTCGGTTTTTTTACAACTTCGGAGTACGAGCACATTAGTGGCGTAATTTATAATCCATATGCTAACTGGGGGAAAGTCCAAGCATTAGCTGAATTATCTGAAGCAAATAAATATACATATTTTAATGCGCTTTACACTAGGGATGAAGTAAATGAGGAAACGTTAACCCCAGATATCCGTCAAGGTATTCCTAAAGAAGAATATTCTGAATCGATCTTTGATGGTATGTATATTTTTCATAATCCTCATGCTAAATATCCAATTCCTAAATTTTTATTTAACCATCCTAAAATTGCTCATTTCAGTTTGGATAAAGCCGGGAATATTATTGAAAGAATTAGTGGTAAATTTTTACTTTCACGAAGTTTAATAGGTGCACGTGTAAGTTCAATGTTTCCCAAATAAAGAGAAATTCAAAGACATAATATTTATAAATTTAATTTTGCTGTATCCAACAATCCATAAAAAATACGCTCATCAAGAGCGTATTTTTATTACTTATATTAAGCAGCTAGATTAATATTATTCTCTTGCTCAAATTCATCAATCTTCTTAATAATTTCAGCAGACTTGTTATATGGCATAACAATCTCATCAAACTCATTTACTTCTGAACCCCAGAATTTGAGCATGATATTCTTAATCTGAGGTTTATCCACGCCGTCGCCATTGAATACATACTTGCTACGTTCAGTTCTGACATATAGTTGGTACTTAGCAAGCTGCTCATCAATACGTAGTTTTCTAGGAGGCATTGCGATATCACGAATTTCTGAAAAGAGGTCTTCAACACTTGTAAGGTGCGTAAAGTCTAATTCTCGTGTTATTGGAACATCATTAGAGCCTGCATGTTTTTCAATAATGATGATGCGAGTTGAAACGGCGGTACCAGCATTTTTAAAGGTTGATTGAGGTAACCAGATTTCAGCTGTCAGAATTGCACCAGGTGTGCTTTCAATAAATTCGTCCACTTTAGAATCCATTGAACCACGTGGTACCAAGGCCACAATCCGACCACCATCATAAAGATGACCAAAAGCCTTCTTGATATGTTGAATTGCCAAAGTGCCAGCATGACCAAATGGCGGATTCATCACAATCGCATGGTACTTATTCAATGATTCTAAAGATTCGAATGTATCAACAATTACTTTAGCACCTGTATTTGCCATTTGAGCACGACTAGCTAAAGACTCAGTCGGTTCAATCATTGTCAACTCTACATCCTGCGGAACAAAACGACCAATAGCTCCATCACCAGCACTAGGCTCAAGCACAGAATCGCCAGTGTGTACCCCTGCCCATTCAATCATTTTGAATCCTAGAGGTTCAGGCGTTGCATACCATTCCTTACCTTCGCGGTTATTACGACTTTCAGAACGTTTGCCTTTGGCATAGTAGAATGTTAGTGCTTGATCAAATGGGGTTAACTTAGCAATACGGGCATTTTCTTCATCATATGCTTTACCGCCAATACCATCATTTAGACTTGGCTCTTCATATTTAGCTTCTTCATAAGCCTGAATTAACGCTTCTTTGATACTTACTACAGCATCAGCACCTTTTGCAAAGTTATCTACTGTTTCTGCGCGTCCAGCAATCGTGTCTGCAAATGCAGCCCGTTCCCATGCAGTACCAGTAGTCAAGTATCTCTGAATAGCATTTGATGCTTGTCCGGTTCGATAGATACGCCCTTCCGTCTGTCTCAACTTGGCTGGCTTTGTTGGTTGACCAATATTAATGAGTACTCGCTGGTGTTTACCAGTTGTATCATGCAAGCTAATCCCAGTAGAACCAGCATCTGACTGCAGAATGAGAATATCGTGCCCGCTATCATCAGTATTAAATAACGCTACATTAGTTTCACGTTGTTGCTTTGAAAGACGGCCATTAAATAAAAGAGCATTAGGAAATGCATTCTTTAAAGTTTCAACAGGTGAATCATAATCAAGATTGAGATTTACTAGATCCGGTCTATTTTCTTTGAATGCATTATATTCAAGCTCAATATCTTCTCTAAGTGGGCTTTCATATTTTTCGATATCAAGCTTACTAATCAAGAAAGGTGCAAAACCACCGCCCTCGTTATAGTCATGAAAAATTACTACTTTACGACCTAATGCTAAGTGCTTTTTCACCATATCAACACAAGCTTCAGCTTTAATAGCTTCTAACAAACGGCGTCTTGCTAAGTAATCAAAGCGTTTTGCAATAATTTCGTATATTTTTTTAAATCGGTTGCCAGTAAATAGCCGATCATATTCTTGCATAGATGCATGACGTCCCCAGCCTGTTGTTGGTTTACCAGTCTGAGCAGCCCATTCTTCAAAAGTTCTTGTTTTGTGCCCTTCTATTTCTTTATAACCATTGCGAAGATAAGTTAAACCTTCATCAATAAGTTCACCAACACGAGAGCCAATTAGAATGAATTTACGATCATAGTCAAAATTTACTTCTAAATCCCGCCCAGACATAGCACCAGTGTTTTTAAGATTTTCAGCGAACTGTCTTTCAAGTACTCCTGTATCTACCTTAGCTTCAGGTCGGGTCAACTTACCATATCGCTTTCGATATCCAAGATTTCCCATATAGAAGTGCTCTCGAGCCTTACTAAAGCCTTCAGCTAAATTACCTTGGTCATCAACAGATACTGAAGGAGACATATAATCAAATAAATAGCCTTCCGCCCAATCAAGTGAAAAGTGATAACTAAATGGCGTAGCAGATAAGAAAACAACTTTGACCTTACTTTTCTGGTGTTTCCAATTCAAATTCCAGATCTTTCGTTGTTCATTTCGAAGGATCTGCATTTTGTTATAAGCACTTAGGTATTGTTCTGTTTCTTTACCATCTTCATCGAGCTCTTCAATTGGCATCTGATCAGCAAATTTATCTTCAAACCATTCACTAAAACCATGCAAATGCCCGGTTAATGCTCTTAGTTTGTTTAATGCTGCAGTTGCTTTACCATCGGATGATTGCGATAGAGTATGTGCCTCATCAATTAATATCAGGTCCCAATGTTTGTGAACTAAACTTTTATTTTGTCCAAAATTAGCAAAGGTTGTGACCACGACTGTGTGTTCATTACCGCCGTTATCTTTAATACTTTTTAATTTGTAAGCTTTGATATTCAACGGACTTGAGCTTTTTACAAAGTCATTTGCAATCTTATCATTCAAGGTAACAATCAAAATATTCTTGAGACCAGCATTAATAAAACGCTTTGCCACTCCAAGCCCAGTAAAGGTTTTACCTGTACCAGTGCCGTTAGTAAAAAGAATACCCTTCTTATTTTCCTCAATTAACCGCTTTTCAGTTTTTAAAACATCACCACGTTGTGCCAGTTGCAGATATGGCAAAGCTGCGTCAATATTTGAAGCATCGCTCCAAATTGTTTCTACATTATCTGCTTTTAATTGAGCTTCAAGCTTTTCATCTATGGCAGCTCTAACTGATTTAGCAGATTGTACAATTGATCGATCTCTTGCTCGTTTAAGAGATGATCTCTTACCAGATAGTTCACTGCTTCCGCTGCTGTTAATCCGGTTAGCACTGGTTCCACTATCTCCATTTGAAGATTCATTTCTAGGATTTCGGCCGCCAAGTAAACTTGCATCATCACTTTTTGGTAAGCCAGTATTACTGTCTCTGAGTACCCCAACTTCTCCATCATTTCTGACTGCTTCTGAAGCCTCAAGTTCATCTTTTCCTGATCCAGTTGTAGAAACAATTGGTCCTCTGGATCTGAGACGAAATTCGCCAACTGATTCCACATCTGAATTGGTATTTGATACATGTAAGAATAATCCTTTTACAAGTTGCTGATCTTCTGAAAGAAGAGAGTCTGGAATAGCTTTAAGATGTTTTGAGCGTACAAGAATTTCACCCTGATAATAAAAGGCATAGGGGTCAAACTCTTTAGCTTTGGTTAATTTGATGCCTTTAAGACCAATAACCTGTAATGTTTTATTCTTTTTAGTGGTGTATGGCTTCAGCTCTTTATCGCAAGCAAAAAGACTGACAATAGTCTCTAGCTGTTCAATAACATTTCTGGAACTGTTATTAAGGTGTTGGATAACTGATTCATCAATGTTTTTGATAGCCTCGTTATATAAGACTTCAATAACTTCATCCAATTTTGGAAAGTCACTTTCTTGACGGGCAAAAGCTAAAGCTTGCTTTGCTACAGACAAGTTAAGTTCTATTTGCTTATGGATTATAAGAAGGAAAAATCGAGCAATATTGCTCTGATAATGCATGAAATCAATCATGTAATAAATCGCAACCAATACTGTGTCTTTAGTGATTGGTTTGAGCTTTAAAATGGACATATATCCCTCAACATAGGAACTTTACATTCCTATGTTGAATGATCGTAAGTATCTAATTTTTAGTAGGTTCCAGATCTAAACATCTAATTCTTCGAAAAGAATGTCATTAATTTTGTTCCCTTCATGATTTTCTTTGTCATTACTTTGATCAATTTTAGCTTTCAAAGCACTGTGGAAACGTTCAGCTCCCTCTTTCGTTAATCGAATTATTTTAGGGCTACTTGAACTGCTGGAATCAACCAATGAATCGTACATTTGCACACTAATGAAATCATCACCAAGCACTTGTTGTGCATATTGGAGAGCATCTTTTACACTTACTGGTTCAGGTTCACCAAACAATCCTACATTGCTGCTATCTAAAGCTTGTTTCTCTGCAAATTCAGCTAAAGCTTTAAATAACATACTCATTTTTTTTGAACTGCGGCTATTCTTGGCGAGAAATACGGCGAGCTCAGCAACACCTTCTCCTAGATCCTCAAAAAGCCCTTGCTGCTTTACAAACTCAACAATATCTTGATCATTTTGCTTTGCAGATAAAATTGTATTTGCTGCATCAATAATTGCATTAGCAACACGTTGATCAATGGCTTGCTCCATTCCATCAACGATTTGATCTGATATATCTTGAACATTTCCACGACTTATGGCTTGCGCTTCAATAAATTTAGGGGCAGCAACACCAAGCGCATTAAGCATATTTTGAAGATCTGGTTTTGTATGATCAGCCATCATTTCTAGCAAACGATCATCATTGTACGCTTTACTAAAAATTGCGGCCTTGATTCTGTTTATCAGTGCTTGTGTTGGTTTTTTATCTTTCGTTGTGTACTGGGCAGCTTCTGTATCACCTAATTTACTTAAAAAACCTTGAATAAACTTTTGATTACTTACTGCTAATAAATCGCCATCTTCACTCGGATTAAAAAGTGCCAGTAAATTCTCATCTAAACGTTTAGCATCAGCTTTAGCACGTTCAGTTGCTGTAAAAGACAACTTATCATCTTGGTTAGCATCTATTGCAAATTGAGCTCTATCAATCTCGGTTGTACGAATACGTATCAAAATCGGTTGAGCTATTGCTTGGACCTGCTCACTACTAAAGCCAAAGTAATCAGCTTCATCAATCAACCATTGTTTATACTCATCTGCGGAACCGCGATCATAGGCAAGCTTGATTGCCATTGTTCGGCCATTTCCTGATTCAACCACTAAATCATCACCAGTAATCGGTGCTCCCGTATCTGCACGACCTGAGCGGCCTAGGCTTTCGGGATCTAAATCATTAGCAGTTTTCTGTACCCATGCTTGTGAGGATTCACGACTACGATCTCGTGGCTGCAATTCTTGCGGATAATTAGGGTTTTCCGCACCAGTTGCTGTATGAGATGCAATGACTTGATCAATATCAACTAAAGCGAATACAGTAGAAATCTTTTGTCCTTTGGCTGTTTTCACATTATTAGTTCTACCCTTCAAAAGCCCAGTGAAGGGCTGTTTAGGTTTAAAGAAGCTGATCATTTGATCAATTACAACTAATGGATTTTTAGCAATATCTTGAGTAGAAATTAGATTTAATGTTGTCATTAGATATTCTCCGCTTCCATTTTTTGTACTTGATTCAAGAGCTCTGTCACCGCTGGAATAAGAAGTGGATCATTTAAGTCTTTTTCTGCTTCATCTCGAATTTGCTCTAATAACTCAAGATTAACTTTAACCTGCCCTTCAATTACTGAACGGTAAAGTTGATTACCTTCATCATTTGTCGTACTAGGCTGAAGATCTTCAACTTCTGTCGGAGCATTTAGTTCTTTAAATTCTTCATTATCTGAATTTTGGGCTGGCTCTTTATTTCTGAGGCGATCCGCTAAATGTTCATCTGCCCATGCTCTTGAATATTCATAAAATGCTGTTAAATATTCTGGTGAACCTTCGGCACCATTCCAGTTTTTTAAGAATTCACCACGGCGATCTGAAACCCAAGCCATAAAGTCTATGTTGTTAGAATCTTCAGGATTTTCCAAAGTGTCTAACCATGCTTGCATCATTTTGTTTTCAGCTATACCAGCTGTACGTGCTGCTAATACTTCTTCATCTCTTTTTTGTTTAGCTTCATTTTCGGCATCAATAAGTTTTTTTGCTTCTAATTCTGCTTGCTGTTGAGCCAAAGCCTGGTCATCTAGATCAGAAATCCATTCACGTGCCCAAACTACTGCATCAGAACCCCCCTCTAGAGCCTTATTGATACGTTCAAAGAATGCTTGGTAACGTAAACCATCTTCACCTGCCCATTCAGGATCAGCATTTAAACGCTTTAAGTCGGCTTTTAAACGTTCGGCTTCTTCATCAGAAATACTATCTGGTAACTCATTATCGAGACTATTCTCTTTAATGATTACTTCATTTTCTTCAGATTGCTTGGTTAACAATGTATTTTGCAACTGATCCAATTCATTTAATAAATTGGAAATTTCTACACTTAAAGAATTTAATTGACTTTGTTTTTGCTCGAGACGTAGTTCAGCATCTGCTAAAGCCTTGGCCTTTTCTGCTTTTTTAGATTGTAACCGCTTAAAACGATTACTATTTTGGTTAATCAACTTCATAATTCGACCAGCGAGAACTGGAATTGATATTCCTTCTCCCTGATTAGGCTGAATTGCAGCCGTAATATCCCGATTGTTCATTAAAATCTTCCATGAAATTAATGCATCTGCTGGACTAATTTTTTTTGATAATCGATCTGGCTTATGAAAAAGGATTGTGAAGTTTTGACCATCATCAAAATCATAAGTAAGAGCAATTTGAAGGACTTTTTTATGCTTAAAGGGCTTACTTTCCGTAACGTTAACGATTTTGACGCCAGTTTTTGAAAACTGATCCATAGAGTGATGCAAAATTGCAGATAGCTGCTCTAAATGCTGGTAATCAACGATAATAGAGTCATAATGCGCTTCTTCTACGCCTAGACTAGATAAAAGCGTAGGTAACCCATCAAATTTACTTAATAATTGGCTGTGATCATCATTTCGTTGCATATCTAATAACAACTTAGAAGTATCACCCTCATGAGAAATTAAATTGATTCCATCCCATTCAGGTTTTTCAGCTGCGACAACATTTTGTAATTGTTCTAGTTGCCATCTTTGAATCGGTTTTGAACCCGTCAAATTAAATTGTTGTGAAGATAAATGGCGCTTAAGTCCAAATTGATTTGTTTCAATAACATCTGTAACACAAGCATCAAACATTCGGCCAAATTGCAGTATCGCTAAATCAGCTGCATGCTGGTCATCGATAGCGCCTAATACCGCAACAGAATCAAACGCATCTATCCCACCCTTTTTACCTTTTAAATTTACAACACGCCAGAAATCATTTTCCGTGTAATCTTCAGTGACTAAAGCATTAATTTGACGGTAATCACCCTTAATAAACCCAATTGAACAAGCACCACTATTCACCATAGAGTCAAAACCATGTACTAATCGGCTTTGATGTGGTGCGTGTGTTTGAATGAAAATTGATTTAACACTCACGGAGTTATCCTCATTTTAGTTTGAGGATATTTTCTCAATTAGGTGAATCTATAAAGGCAATGAGTTCCATAGCTTATTTTAAGTTGGGAAACATTTTGATGAAATTTAAAGTAACAATGGCATGTGCTTTATTAGAGGCATCAAGGGGCAAATTGCCTGCTTGAAGTGAAACTAGATGCTCAATTTCAAATTGGTTCTGATTTCTTGCAGCTTTATCAAAAGCATATATTTTTAATCTCATTAAGTATTCAATTGGTGGAGACTGAGTACCATCTTTATTAAACATTATTTCTTTTATAGCTTTAGCACTATTCGCAATAGCTGCTTCTTTAGTCTCAATAAATGAAATGTTCAACTCATTTGAAGCATTACCAGTTACATGGTTGAGTTGAAAATGCCCCACATGCACTGCATCGGTTTGGGCATCTAGTAGTGATACATCTACATTATTGGCTAACCAAGCAACTTTGTTTGAAGGATCAAAAATTGGAATATTTGCTTGAGCAATTTTACTGTTTGCACGGTACGGGCGAATTTCAATTCCAAAATGGGCCGCTGAAAGTGTCCCTAATGCGTAAAGTTCCTGATAATGTGAAACAGCTCGATCAACAGTTAGACCAGACCACAAGACAGGATTCTTAGCAAAACGTTCTTTAAACGGATTTAAAACGTTTCCCAAACTGTTATTTATAGTTTTATTCTGTGTTTCGTATTCAAAAAAAGCCATTATTCTTCATCCTCTGGAAATTTACGGCTTTTAGCAATACTTTCAGCTAACGTTAATGCTTCCTCATATTTCATACCTGTATCGCGCTCAAGAATGTACGCCATAATATCTACATCTAAATTTGATTCTTTCAATGACGCGATTACTTGTGTTTTAAGTAATGTTGTATTCATTCTTGATTGAGCATTGTTGATTTCTTCTGTAGCTGCTGCAGTTTGGTTTGAATAATATTCAACTTGCCAAGGGTAATCTTCAGGCTCAAATTGTTCGTTGTAAGCAAAACCCCAATCCAAATGAAGAATTTGATTAATCCCTTCGGAAGCTGCTGTTCGAATGTCTTGTGACCTACGCATGATTTGTGCAGAAGTATGGAATGCTCCACCTTCTCCAATACCGCCAGTTAACATATCAGCCCAACCAACCATGCTTGGATCTAGACCAATTCCGCCCATCAGCAAACGGACATTAATCATGAATTGTTCAATATTAATAGGTGAGCTTCGTTGATTCTTGATATCACCTACTGGATTTAGAACTTGTTTTTCATCAAATACCGGAAGCATGTGAAAAGCAGTATTCCAGACTGCTTCACCACCTGATAAAGCATCACGGACATAAGCCTCATGATTTTTCAGTAAACCTTCTAAACCACGGATATAGGCTTGACGTTGGGCTGGCGGCATTCCTGACATATTTACTGTCAAGAACATCTGATTTACGGTATCTGCGATTTGCTGGCTATTCATAGATGCCAAAGCGAGGATTACATCATCATAAATATCTTCAATCTCATAAAGAAATGAGCCGCCTAAATGCGCGGGTAAGATTGGTAGCTCATCTGGATCATCACCCTCCAACATTTTCGTGACAAGTCCAGTTTCAACAAGCTCATATTGAGCAATATTGCTCATACGGGGCATTTTGAAACGTACCATTTGAATAGTATTCAGCTTGGTAATAGTTTTTTGCCAATTGCGAGGATCTAAACAAAAAAAGGCGACAGTCTTACTGCCTTGTTCGAAAGGCTGTATTAATGGCGGATATGTATACTCATTACATACGAGGTCAATTACACCTTTATCTTTTTTCCCATAAATACGTGCATAGGAATCACCGAAAGAAATAGCATCTCGGGCAAGTTTGCTTAAATACTTATTGATAAGCTTTTCCATCTTTACACGGCGCTCATCTAGTTGTTTTTTTAGTTTTTCAGCTGCTGGTCCACTGGCCTTTTTCAAGCGTTCGGCAGGTGTAATAAAGACTTGTTGGCCGCTATAAGAATCTCCGCCTAATGCGGCAGAAACATGAATCCCCATACCCTCTGCGATAGGTGCAAAGCGTAACATTCTCTCCCATTTTGTAAGAATTTCTTTTCTAGTACGTTTTTTATTGGCTTTGGTTTGGTTAGTCCCAAGTGAAAACGGAGCCATAGTTTCATATAGCTGTGCTGTTGCATCCTGATTAGACGTATCGAATTGCTGATCATATGAATTAACATTTTCACCGAGTAACAACGATAAGAACCGAGAAGACATAACGAAGCCAAAATACCTAAATAATTATGTATTTTGAAGGCTGCTATTTTTTTACTTTTAGATGGGTTCCAAAGTGAATTGGAACCAAACAGATTTAATAAAAATCCAGCATGCAATTCTATCTGAACAAACTTACTTTACTGTTTAGAGGATTCGCTAATGGCTGATGTAAAAGTATTCACTGATATGGATATTGAATTAGCTCAAAAGACAAAAGATATTGTAAATAGTCAGCGTTACAATAATCGTCCAGCTTTCAAAACCTTAACCCTAGGCTGGGACCTTGAAACTGGTTCTATTGCAGTTAACTACACTTTTGTAGAAGAACCACAAAGTACTGATCAACCTGCATAACATGCTTTAATAAGTAAGCCCCCCAAAAAGGGGCTTTCTTATTATCTAGTAATCTTATGATGCAAAAGAGGTAATATGAACAGGAAGAGTGCCATTAGGCCCTAAATTTTCAATAATCCTTGAAGAGATATCATTTAATTTAGCAGCAGCCGCAAACTTTAGTTGTAACTGGCCATTAGAGTACCTACCAAACAAGCCCCCTCTATTTAAGTTATTCATAGGTCCCGGTCTAAACCACGAAGGTAAAGTATTTAATAAGATACCCACATTAGAACCAATGCTCAGCGTAATACCGTTTAATAAATTATCTGCTGTTAATTGATATGTTTGCACAATCCTTGGAACATTTTTAGCAGATATAGCAGACCAGATTAAATTACCTTGCTCATCATATACATCTAAATAACCAGAGATTTTAGTGTAGTCATAACTTAAAAATGAAATATTATTGTTATGCACACTATGCCAATATTTCCCACAAAACTCTGTTCCTTCAGATAGGTTTAAAATATAAAGAGTCTCTTTTGGTAAATCATTACGAAAAGAAGGATATACCAAACTAGGGGTTTGAATAAAACTAGGTGCCCAACCAGAAGATGCACCTATTGAACTAGGTGTACCACCATCTAACACTTGTACAGAATTTACACCTAAATGTCTGTAAGTGTCGCTAACAATAATTTCACCTTTATCATTACTTACTTCAAAGCCAGACATTATCCATACCTATAAATATCAACAGTAAGAAGGGCCAAACCAGATAATGCACTCACTCTTACTACATTAGGTGTATAAATAGACGCAAAAGGCCCACCATGGTAAGCAAGTGTAGGGTATTGCTGAGTCATATTACCTAAGCAGTTTTCTCTAACAATTGCTATATGAGTTTCAGATGTAATACCGTCATAAACATAATCCTTATAATACTCATTAGAACCTAAAGAGATTTCAAAAGTATGTATTAAGTGCATTTGACGATCTGTAACATCAACAACAATCTTCCCAGTTTCATCAAAACATTGTAAGCCTTGTGGCATATTGTCCTCCCAATATAAAGGGCTAGATAACTAGCCCTTCTTCACTACCACAGCCCTAATTTAACCCTGACAACATTATTATCGTCGTAAACTGTAATTAAACTGCCGCTTAAAACCATTCTTGCACCATTGGGTTTAGCCGGATCCTTGTAGGTAGTTAATGTCCCCAACTCACCAGCAATCGCGCTCAATTTATCGACTTTAAACAGTTCAGCTGTTAAAGACTTCGCTTTGAAGTTTGCTGCGGTCAAATTCTTAATAAATACATCACTATTCATAATGACTTGATTGTCTTGGACTATGAACGGCATGTATTTAGTAGAAGAAGTACCTGTTGTGAAGAAAATTCTATCAGCTTGGAAACCTATAGAAGTTTGGACAGTTCCATTATTTTGTTCACTTACCATGGATAAACCAGAGAAAACACCGTTGTTATCCATTCCCATTACATATTTACCTTTCATCCCGTTGATCAAATCAACTTGAGACTTAAGATTAATTGCATTTGGACCATATACTGAAGTGAGAGTTTGAAGTGAACCAGCGTAAGCTCCTACATCCGTGGTATATGTAGTTTTAAAACTCTCAAATTCAGCAATATTGTCTGCATCTTCAATATCGATGTAATCAAGATCTACTTCGCCTGCTTGAGCTGCATAATTGCCGATAAAAACAGGAGTAAAGAAAGCTGCTTTATTTGCAAATGTTTTGGGGTTTGTAAGCGTTCCAGCCCCACTACTTGCACCAGCAGATCTACCTTTGAAATAAGCAACACCCGTCATCCATGTACCCAAGGCAGGTGCAGCACCACCCACCACATAATGACTTGAACCGATATCTCCATTAATGTAATTAGCATCTGTAATAAATGCAGTTTTTGCGGCATTAAAACAGGTGGCCCCCACATAAACTACACCAGCACCTGACACCCTTCTGTAGCGGTATTTAATCCGGTACATCTTATTATCATCAATTGGTAAGGTAGAGAACCAGTTTAGCCAGATTTCATCGTTGCCAGAATTATCACCCATCCGTAATGCATAACCTCCCCGACATGTTTGATCTTCAATTAAACGCATATCTATTCTTGAGCCGCTAGGCGTTCTGTTAATCCAATCTATCTCAAAAGTTTGCAAAGCAGACGCCATAATGGTTTGGCTATTTGCTGAATAGAGGGCTGATAATCGTTCACTGGATGAAGCAACTGCCTCATTCAATTTTGAAGAAGTCACATAATCTCTTTGTATGTCAGCAACTGTTCTAGATGCTGCAGCAGCTGTGTCTTGAGCTTTTACAATTTCTGCAAAAATTGGTACTGGTACAAGTGACGAATTATATTGAATTGGTTCAATAGATTGTCCCAAAGCTGTGAAAGACTCAGTTTTAATAAGTGGTGTAATCGTTTTATAGTGTGAAATATCATATCTCGCCCCACCCCGTAAAAAGACAGTTTCAATTGAAGAGTTAGGCATTTGTTTAATGTTTATTAAAGGTGATTGTGCAGTCCAGCTAAAAGAGAACTTATCAATAATTCTATTTTCTGCTTGAGTACCCCATCCATTAGCGGTAACACTCCATTCACAATTAAGACCGAAAGAGCGTGTACCATGTGTAGCCCAAGGCACATTACTATTATTTTGGCCGCCCAAAGTACAAAATACTTTAAAATCATACTTTTGCTTACCGGTAGCCAACTGAAAGATAACAGGATAGTAAATATCTGGATTCAAACCTGATAAGTCAATATTCGTTAAAATATTTTCTTTTAAGCTTTCAGTATTTTTCTGTAAGGGATCAATATATTCCGACTTTAACTGATTTGACGATGCAGCAATTGCTCTTTCAATATTTGTATTAGTTAGGTCAGAATTAAGAATATATGCACTATTTGTTCTATCTAATTTAGAAGACATTTCAGTAAGTTTACTTGCCCATGTTTCCTTAAAATTAGTTAATGTCCCTAATGATTCTGTAGCTGTAGAAACGAAATCTTGTAAATTAGGATCTGCAGATGCATAGTCAGTTACGTCATAACATTCAATTTGAGCTAAAGTCCAGAATAGAGGGCTTTCAGGTGTTGGGGCTGGTCCACCCGCTACATGTACGAATCCAGAAGTATCGAATCTTCTGGTGGCACCGGATTTAACCATACGAACATAAACTTCAAATCTCCCCGTCCCGTCAGTGCTTCCAATGAATTTATCTACTGATCCATCGCCCATTAAATTTGCTGCAGGATATAACTTGTAGCCGATAGGTAATTTAATCAGGTATTTAATGATAAAAATAGCATTTGAACGTGTGAAAAACTGTTGATGAAAACCGCCGAAATTCGGGCTTGCTGAACCAGTCGTAACGATTCTAAGCTCATGAGTTGAAGTTGTCGGATTGTCAGCACTTTTAGCTTCACGAGTAACACTAACTGTACCATTGCCTAGATTGTTATAAGTGCCGACGTTGTTCATTCCTTTCTTGAAATTTACATCACCGTAAAGCAACTTACCGTTAGTAATCATCATTGCAAGCTTAGTTGTATTTTCTAATGCTGAACCCAGATTGTCGGTGCTTGTTTGGAGCTGAGTAATATCATTATTACGAAGATTAATTAAATCTTTTGATGTTTGATCCGCTGCTGCTTTAGTAGTTTTTAATACCGTTGAAAGTCCACCTGGTACAGAAGCGTCATATTGCTGAATTTGTTGTGCAATAACACCTTTGTTAACATCAGCATTGATAAATGTATCTTCCACAAATTTCGCATTTTGTTTAAGAGTAGTTTTAAATCCTCCTTTGAAATTAGGAGCAGAATTTCCTCGGCTAATGAAAATATTCGAAACTGAAAATGTGCCCGCTGAAGGAGCATTATCAAATCTTAAACCCAGAGGAACAAATTCAAAATTCGTAGCTTTTACATCACTTGGAAAAATCCCCGTTAATTCTAATTCTCCACTTGCTTGAACAGTAAATAATGGTAAACCAAGCCCATATACCGCGCCGTGAAATTGGATGGTACAAACTGCACCAATTAGACCTGCCGAAGCATTATATTTGATTCGTATAACTACAGGATCACCTTTAGCGATTGGTAGTTCTTTAATTTTATATTGTAGTTCCCAGACCGGAAAAGTTTGATTTGTGCCTGTTGAAACATTTAATGTTTTGGTTTCATCTCCTAATAAAATCCAATTGTCTTCTGCGTATTGAATAGTATCCAGTTTTGCTGAAAAAGATTTTATTTCTTCTGCAAATACTTCTTTTGCATCAGATCGAGTAATTTTTTGTTGAAGAATTTGAGCGTGATTTTCTAAAACTTTTTGCAAGTTTCCACTGTTATTTGCCAAACCTAGAGGAATGCCACTAACGACCTGAACAGCAACCATTATCTGTTTTGCACCATTCAGACCAGAGTCAGGAATTGCGTGAAGTTCAATACCTCTTCCAGCCCCTATTCCTTTCTGACCAATAAGGATATATGCATCCCTTCCCGTAATCTGATCAAGAGTAAATTGATTTGCACCTAATGAAAGTAACGCAGCTTTAACTGTGTTTAAATTCATAGCAATGTAATCATAGTTAGTGATAATCACAAAAGTATCTTTAGGTATTTCATTAATAGCATTACTCATGGCAACGGCGTTTGCAGGGTCACCATATGTGTCATATCGAGTTGAAGTTGCAATCGAGCCATCTGCTGCTAAAACATGCACAGAAAAGCCGCGGTTAGAAGCTACAGATATAGTCTCACCTTTTAAGTTCTTGATTCCAGTAAAATCATTATTCCAGCCTGAAGAATAAACTCTGTAATTAAAGACTTGTCCTAGATCTTGATTTAACTGCTTGTAATTAGAATCTAAGCTATTAATTGATTGGGTTATATTTTGTTGATTATCACTAATTGTAGAGTTTATTTCCTGAAACTTCCCATCAACTGTTAATTTATTCGTATCAACGGTAGATTTCAGAGTTGTATAATTTTCAGTTAGTACTTGGATCTTTTCTAAATTTTTCTGAACATCTGTTTTAGTACCTGTAATTGCTAATGAGTTAGCTTCTAAACCTTTCTCAATTTCACGAGGATTTTTTCTAAATCCTGTTGCTAACTCACCTTTCTCTAATTGAACTTCTCGAATTAAGAAATCAGGAGCATACCCTACTTGAGCACATAGGATAATATTAATATACTGTAAGTTATTGATATTTGTATCAAAAGTATAAGTACATAATACTTCTTTATCTGTTGCAATATTCCATTCATTAACAACCTGATTATTACTGCTACCATCATATCTATGGATGATTAATAGCAAAGTTTTTTGTGCTGCAGTTAGGGCTTTGGCTTTAAGTGACAACGTATAGGTTTGATTTATTTCTAAACCATCAGCTATCGTAATTGACTCGATAAAACCTTTAAAATATGTAGACGAATTCGTAGAGCGGAATCTCCCCCAGTTTGCGCCATAAGCATCCTTAAAAACTTCTAGAACATTACCTTCAACAACAGCATTCTGACGCCAGTTAGAGATTGAAAAAGGCGCATAGAAATCACCATTCTTGATTAAATTGTCTCCACCACTTGACGAGATTGTTGCTTTTAGAATTTTACTTTCTTCAGCTATAGCTTTATTTGTTTCTGCTTTTGTATAACGGGTGCTATCCAGTGTTGCTGAACTATCTGTCCATAAATTTCCGAACTTCTGCTTAAATTTTGCTTCCAATTCATCTGTAGCTGCGGCAACTGCTTTATTTGTGTCAGCAGTAGTCGAATAATTTTGTAGTTGTGTAGCGCGTACAAGTGATGTGTCTACATCTTTGTCAGTAAAAACGCTATTTACCCGATAAGCTTGTAACTCCCACCAACCGCCACTGCCATTGTGTCCAAGTGCAAAACCTAACTTCATTTGTGGATGAGTATTAAAAGTTACAACCTGTTCGATATATACCCATTCTTCGTTTGCTGGAATTCTGTTTAAAGCAATCACTGATGCAGTGATTGTAGCATTTGAAAAACTACCATCTGCTTTGCCATACATAGCCGTAATGCTGCAATCACCTGTAGAATCTGCACTTCGGCGAACCCAAAAGCTAACCTTATATGAACGATTTGTCGGTAAAGCTTTGCGGCTATATATCCAACATCCTGCTTGATTCGAAGAATCTTTTCTAAAGACAGTATTGCCAACTTTTCCTGTATTAGTTGTTTTAAAGTGGATTTTCAAATCATAACTATAGTAATTAATCCAATCTTCAGGGTTTTTTAAATTAAAATCTGGCAGTAATGAGTCACTATCATTAGCAGATTCAATAGATGCTTTAACATTTTTAATTTGAGCATTAAGCTGATTAGTTTGATTTGCTGTAGCTTCGTCTAACTTTGCTGTGGTTGCATAGTTCTGCAGTGCTTTTGCGGTGTTATCGATATTTTTTTCAGCATTTGAAAGTCCAGTTTCAAGACTTGATGTTCTCTTTGTTAGTGCCTCCTTTTCAGTCACATATGTTTGTTTGAAATCATTAAAGTTTGCATTAACTTGATCTACTGCAGCGTTGTAGTCATAAGCACTGGGGATCCACGATTCAGTAGTGATTAAGTCACCCCTGACAAGCACTGCCCAATAAACCGTTCCGACTGAACCTTGAGCAGCAGTAGGACTGTTAATCATGTAAAAATTTAAAGCACGTTTTTCAATAACTTGATTATTTTTAACAAAGGTTATTTTATTAATAACTTTGCCATTTGTATTAACAACGGATTGTAAGGCTTGCTGACCTCCCCCAGCATAAACTGCCAAATTAGAGTTTGTATCCGCACCATTTCTTTGATGTTCGGCACACCACATTAAAGTGTATTTTGCGCCTACCTCCCAATCCTCGCCTAGCTTATATGAAAGATGAGGATATGAAGTTCCGTTATATTTACCCACAACATTTGACTGGATAAGCAAATTCGAACCAGCAGCTGCGGCTCTACTCAAACTTGCAGAGAGTGCTGTTGCTTGCTCTGTAACTGCTTTAATCTGTCCAGCTTGTTCTGTTACATCTGATTTCGTTGCTTCCAATGCTTCTGACGAAGCCTTTTTATTTACTTCATTATTAGTTAAATTTAGATCATTTCTAAGCTTAGAAATATCTAAACTTTGAGAAGACAATGTTTCGCCGTGCTTCTTAACTTCCGCTTGAGTGATCTTAATCGCTTCTGCATTAGCATTTAATGAGCTTTGCGTATCCCGAGGGCTTGGGCTCCATGCTGTAGGTTTATTGCCGGCTTCGATCTGTAATTTTTGAATTGTTGGAATTCGGCCTGAGCCATAAGTACCGTAAAACTCAATTGTAGATTCAGTTGAACTGTCAGTGTTTAATTTAGGAAAAACCGTCACTGCAAATTTTTGAAATTCATTTGCTTTAGTTACTGTAACTGAAGTTGTGAAAAAGTGGGCAGAACCATTAGATGAGTAAACCTGAACCGAACCGGCAACAGGTACACTCACTTCAAATGAAATGGTAACCGGCTTATCTAAGTTTTCGTCATAAAAAACTTTTAACTCTTTGCTTCGTTCATACATTAAGTATTCACGACTTGTTGTAGCTGTCGATGTTCTAGGAGCTTCTGAATTAGCAACAGCATTAACACCACCGATTTTTAAATTATCTACAGCAGCTGTTATATCAGTCGATACACGGCCCATTGCACTTTCGAGATCACTCTTTGTAGCTGTTTTCAACAAAGCTTGAGCATTGCTCTGAATAACTGTTTCTGCATTCTGCATTCTTGTTTCAAGCTTACTGGTCCTTTCAGCTTCAGCTTCTGTTCTGTTAGTTGCTGTTTTGAATAAATCATTTGCTGTTGCAGTTGCATCATTAGCTGAAGCTAATGAGTTGTTATCTTCAACAATAATGTAATTAAGCTGACAAATTCCTGTCTGGAAGTTGTAGTTTGCAATAAAGATTGGGGCATAAAATTCAGCTTGCGCTGGGAAAGTACGCGGATTATCAATTGTCCCTAAGCCAGTTGCTGCCCCAGTAGATTTACCCTTCATGTATAGAACTACTTCTTGCCATTCACCTAAATTAGGTTTAATGGCCGACAATAAGTAGTTAGAAGAACCCATATCTCCTGCAAGGGTGTTTGTAGTCGTTACGTATTTACTTTGGTCTGCATTTTTACATGCAACACCAAGATAAATAGATCCATTTTCACCGAGTACACGGCGGAAACGTGCACGAACCCGATAAAGTGTATCTGGGTTAATCTTTACAAACTCATTCCAATGAACCCATGTTTCATCATTATCAGCATTATTCCCAAGCTCAAGAATATAACCACCTAGTGCATCAGAATCTTGAATTACTTTCACTTCTGCAGTGGTACGCCAACGTGTCCAGTCATCAATACCTTTTGTCGTAACGACTGCACGTACCCCAGAAGTTACTTGAGTTTGAGATTTTAGACTTAATAAATTTTGAGAAAGGGCTTCGGTAGCTTTTACAGCTGTTGTTCCTGTTTGCTGCGCTTCTGCTGCATTATCAAAAGCCAATTTTGCAAGATCATCAGTAGTTTTAAGTGATGATGAAAGGCCATTTATGCTTGTATTTGTATTACTTTCTAAGGTCGAAACACTTTTTTGAACATCAGTAATTTGCCCTTGTACCTTTAAATTTTCTTTAGAGATACTTGTATCAAGTTCACTAAATTTTGAAGCAGTAGACTGTTCCAACTCGGTAAGTGACTCAGTAACTTCTAAAATATTCGCATTAGATTTCCGATCAGCTTCTTCCAATGCTGCATTAGTTTGGTCGATACGTAATGATAAGGCTTTATCACCATCAGAAACTGATTGAGCAATTGTTGCTATATCTGAAGTTGTTTTAATTTTATTCGAATTATAGTCAGTTTTTAGTTCTTCAAGTTTTTTTGCTTCTGAAACAACCTTGTCATCAACCAGTTTTACTGAAGATTCTACTTTTTCGATGTTTGCGGCATTACCTTCTATTTGTTCTTGTGAGTTTTTAAGAGTAGATTCAATTTGTGAGGTTTTCTCAGCAATAGATTGATTCAAATCACTTACAGTACGTTCGACTTTATTAATAGCAGTTTTGTTGTCACCAATTTGTGATTGTGCGGTACTGATTTGATCAGTAAATGCTTTATCTTGAGCTGCAAGGGTTTTTATTTCTTCTGAAATTAAAGCGTTTGACTTACCGAATTCGTTTTGCATTTCAGCAAACTTAAGCTCAAAACTTTGAGTTAAAGCCTCTTTTTCATTTGCACGTGCTTCAGCTTCAGCTAGAAAACCAGAATCGACTTTCTTATCAAGATCAATATACTGAGCTGCAATTTGATCTACTTTTTTAACTGCAGCTTCAGTTTGATTTACAACAGGTTCAATTTTTTGATTAATGAGTGTATTGGTTTCTTCACCTAATGCTAATTTCGCGTCATCAATCATCTGACCAGCTTTAACTAAGTTTTGATCAATGTCTTGTTTTAAGGCGGCCTTAGTTTGATCAATAACATTCAGTGTGTCAGCTGCTTGTTTTTTACGGTCCAGAACTTCTTGATC